GCCGCTAAAAAGCGAGGCTCGTATTTTGCTAAAGAATGTTACGCGGTTCATATCGCCCTACTCAATTTTGGCCTTGGTGATAATCTTGCCGCGCGCATATGTAGCCTTGCCCGAAACGGTCGTTACGTCGAGGTCAAACTTAAGCGTTGACGCGCCGGCCGGGATTGTCGCAACGGAAAACAAAAACGTGCCGCTGCTATCGCCCTTGGCCGTACCAGCAATCTGAATGTTAGTGCCGCCTGTTATCAGAATATCCAATTCAACGGTCGCGTCGTCAGGCACCAGCGTATAAGTATCCTCCGCGATTTCGGCGCGCAGGATAACGAGAAGCGGATCCGTGTTGCCGTCCGTGCGGTAAAGTTTTAAACCCTCTTGCGCCTTCATCCGGCCGCCCCCTGTGCTGTAGAAATCGGTATTGTCAAAGCGGCCGTAGCCGTCGCGGTTGTGGCTATCGCCGTTGCAGTCACCGGAATATTATTAGCCGTTACGGTAGGTGCGATGTTATCTGCGGTAATTGTTGCAACGCCGAAAGCCGCCGCGATTGCGTCAAAATCCAACGTGGCGAATGTAAGAATAACGTCGTAGCCGGTAAGGACAAACGCGCCAGTTGCCGCCGAAAGTGTTAGAGAGCGATAAAGCCCCGCGTCTGCGCTGGTTATTGCATACGCGCCGGTATTTGCGGTCAAAAGCCTTGAGGCTAGTAATGCCGCATTATTGCCGGTAAGCGTGAAATTGCCAGCGCCAGCCGCAAGCCGACGCCCGTAATTTAGTGCGGCGTCATTACCGGTTGAGACAAGCGAACCCACACCGGCGGTCAAATACAGCGCGCGCAATAGGCCAGCGGCACTGCCGGTTAGCGTAAATGCACCCGTATCAGCGGCAAGGCGGCGCGCAACGGTAAACGTGACATTGCCGCCCGCAAGCGTATAGGCGCCCGTGTCGGCGGGCATGGTAACGCCGACTGTAAAGTTGACGCTATTGCCGGTAAGCGTGAATGCGCCCGCGCCAGATGTCATTACGCGGCCTAGAAGCATTCCGGCGTCATTGCCGGTTAGAACATAAGCACCCGTTTGCACTGATACGACAAGCGCGCGCAGCAAGCCAGCATCGTTGCCTGTAAGTGTAAAAGCCCCCGCCGATGCCGCCATCTGCAAAGTGCGCGTGAAAATCGCAGCGTTACCTGATAGCGTAAATGTTCCCGCGGCCGCCGCGAGCGTGTAACCGCGCGCAAAGGCGGCTGAATTGCCGGTCAGGACATATGATCCGGGCGTGGACGTTAAAAGCCGTTGCGCGGTTAATCCAGCAGCATTGCCCGTCAAGGCAAATGAGCCGACCGCCGCCGTTATTGTATAGGCATTCGGCCCGCTTGCGGCGGCAGGTAGTGGCTGGAAAACCCAAGACATGATTAAGCCACCTGTCTAATAGACCAGAAAATCGTTCTGTCAGAACCAGCCAGCCTTTTTAGCGATATGTCCCAACCGTGCATCAAAATCAGTGACGGCAAAGCATAGCCTACAGGTGATTGAGCGCCAGTGAAAACCGCGCGGTGCAGCATGATTTGCGAGCCTGCCGACGTAACCTTTTCGTAAACTTTCAACTCGTATTGATCGCCCGCCGCCATGTTTGTCAGGTTCAGGAAACATTGAAATACCCCGTCGTCAGTCTTGGTGGCCAGTGACGTTGAATTGTTTGTCAGCGAATATTCGGTTGTGCTGATAGAGGCGGAGTTTTCGTAAAGAGCGGTTATAGCCATTTCAGCCTCCTATGCCAATGGCGACGGCGTTACACCCGGTTGATGCAGTTCCTGAGCACGAACCTCGAATATAAATTGTCGAACCGGCGGGTACATCCCTGTATGCAAAGTATTGTTCGGATGAGACAATTATTTCGGTTGTCGCCGGAATCAGCATCCAGATATTTTCTAAAATCATAATTTTATTGCTTGCATCACCGTATGCCAGATCTATTTGATAGATGTGACCATTGGTCATGCCGCCATTGTCAATTTGCACTCCAACTTGCCACCACCACAAATCACTTGATGTTGTGCCAAGCGAAGTCCATGACCCTTCTGCTGCGGAATCCCCCGGAGTGAAGGAAACTCCGTTGGAGTTTGTAATTGTCCCAACCGTTTCTGAAAATCGTCCGACACGCTCCATTTCAGGACGACTTGGCGTACCCATAAACCACGCGGAGACGGTAAGCGTTCCAGCCGTTCCAGCCGAACCTTGAACCCTAACCGCAACAGACGAACCCGCCTTGATGAACATAGGGAAAACAAAAACCCGCCCACCCTGAAGAAGTGTGCCGCTCGACCCGCAAACGATGTTGGAGATAACCGCAGTGTAAGATGTGCCGCCCGCTGGATCTACTCCTATATCAAGCAAGTGGTTTTTTGCTGTTGCTGACGACGATCCTCCGTGAACGGTTATCCTAACCCAAAAAACATCATCAGCAATGTTCCCGGATGATGCCACTTGTGTCCATGAACCTTCAGCATTTGAAGCGCCTGGCGTGATTGACGTTCCTGGCGTTGCCGATGGTGCGCCGACATTCGTGTAAATCTGCTCAAGGCTTGAAAGGTAAGGTGCAAACATTCTTGCGCCCCTTAAGCAATCGTGAGGACGCCACCGGCACCGTCAAAATCAACCGTCAGGCTTTCGCCGCTTGCAAGCGTCAATGACGAGCCGTAATCATAGAAGCCGATAAGCTCGTCGCTGGTTGCCGTGTCGTTATAGATAATAAGATAACGGAAAGCGGCAACGGAACCTCCGGAAGCCGAAAGCACAATGTCGTTGATTGTCAGTTTGTATGTGCCGGAAGTCTGCGCGGAGGACGCGACTGTCAATGCGCGGCTTGACAAATTGGTATATGCGATCTGCGTAATGTCAGCCAGCACGCTATCGGTCGCGGCGGTCGGCGCAACGTTTGACAATGCCAGCACAAGGGAATCAGAGCCGAGGTTATGGACTTTTTCGGCGAGTTTCTCGACAAAAGAATCGAACTTGGTATAAGTTGCCATTATTGTTTTCCTTTAAAAATTGTTAGGCGAGAACGTTAACGCCGTCGCAGTCGAAATAGGCGACCGCGCTAGCCGCGACGCTAGGCGCCGTAAGCGGCTGCGCGGCAATTGTTACCGTCACAGTTTGCGTAGAATCATTGCGCACCTTGAAAGGCCCGCGCTTGTGCGCCGGAACAGTCAGCGTAAAGGCGCCGGACGGCGTGCCGGTCAGGACAAACACGCCGCCATCCCAAAACTCCGCCGCCGTTAGCGTCTTTGTCGTACCCGCGCCAAGCGCCACGGTTGAATGCCCAAAAGCCGCCGTGTCGATGCGGTGCAGGTAATCGTTAATTGCGGTAATAGCGTTTGACGCCGCCGCAACGTCCGTTGCGTTCGGGTTTTTCTTTTCGATTGTCATTGTAAGCCTTAGAAGGTTAGCGTTGCCCCGTGGCCGCGGATGCCAAGGCCGGACATTTGATAAACGTTAGCCTTTGTCGCCGTGTACGTGCCGGTATTGTAATTCACCGTTGCCGCCGTTGCGTTTAGCATCACAACGAAAGTTGAGCCGTTGTAGAGGTCGATTTCAAACGCCAGCGACGTTTCTGAATAGCCCGCCGTTTCCGCGCCATAGATTACAGGCAAGTCGCCTAGCCGCTCGCGGAATTCCCACGTTATCGTGCGCGTCGGCCCCGCGTCCGAATAGGCAAGCGTAACCGGCGCAAAAGGCTTTTCCGCCTCGCCGTCTTGGCTTACCGATACAGTGGCTAAATCAGAAACCAGAAAGCCAGCATAACCGGCCTTGAGGTATAGCGTGTCGTCCAAAACGGTAACGCCGGCGGATAGTGCCAGAACCTCGGAAGGCTTAAGCACAACGAAGTTATCACCCACAACCAATTGCGAAAGGTAAACCTCGGAACCCGAAACGCCCCAAATAAGATTGGAAAGCGTCGCCACTTGCCCCGATACCGAAACGTCCTCGAACGATACTAGCACCCACCGCCCTTGACGGCCGATAGCCGCAAGATTGGTTAGCGCATACCGCCCCGCCTCGTCCGTTGACGCCATTGTTGAAATGTCGCCGGACGTGATTTGCACGGTTATCGTGTTAACAAAATCCGTTGAAAACGAATCCGTGCCTACGCCCGAAAGCGCGGTTACAAGCCCAGTTAAAGGCGCATTGCCGGTCGCCGTTCCCTCCGCGGTGTAGTTTATACCGTCCGTTGATTGCCATAACGTCGAGGCGGGCAGGTCGCCCGTCCCCGCGCCGGAAATCAGCGCATAGGACCGCAAGCCTAATCCGCCTAAATCGTCCGAGGCGCGCAACAGCGGCGCGCTTTCGTCTAGCCAGGTTTCCGGCATTGAGGCAATTCTAGCGGAGGCCGAACGCCGCCGCGAGCCGGTAAACAATACGGCGTATGCGCTGGCAACTTCGCAATGGGAAACGGCTAGCACTATGCAGCCGATCCGCGAATACGGTAAAGGCAAAGGGCGCAAATACGGCGTACCTGCCGGCCCTTATCGGCACGTATATTACGGGCGCGGCTTGGTTCAATTGACTTGGCTTTTCAACTACGAAAAGGCAAAGAAGAAACTCGGCTTTGATTTCGTCAAATATCCCGACGCGGTAATGGATCCGAAGTGGGCCGTGCGCATTCTGTTTGAAGGTATGACGGACGGATGGTTTACTGGCGTTTCATTCAAGACCTTCATTGACGCAATCGACGAATCCGACGCCGAGGACGGGCGCGAATATACCGGCGCGCGCAAGATCATTAACGGCACGGACAAGGCGGCACAGATCGCAGCCATTGCGTTGAAGTACGAGGCCGCCTTGCGTGCGGCTAATTACGGCACACAGGCCGCGCCACAAGCGATTCCCGCTACGGACGGCACAAAGGCGCAATGTCCGGCTAAATCAAGTCCTAGCAAGCCCGCTGCCCCGCAGTCCGCTATCTGGCAAGCAATCCTTGCATTCATCGCCGCGATTTTCAAAAGGAAAGCGTAATGAACACAAATTTAATCCATAACATTCTTAATACGGTAATCGTGGTCATACCGGCGCTTGAGGCGCTTGACCTTACAGCGTTCGTCGGGCCGGACAAGGCGCTGGTTATCGTCGCCGTTTTGGGCATGGCAAAGATTGCAATCAATCTCGTCCGCGACGGCTTTTTCGGGATGGCTAAAGAGCAGCCGCCGGTGGTCTAATGCTTGCGTGGCTGGTTAGCCTCGTAAGCGGGCCGTTTCTAGGGCAAATATTAGGCCATTTAGAGCGCAAGGCGGATACGGAAACGGAACGCCAGCGCATTGCCGCCGCGCGCGAGAAAGCCGCCAGTGCGGAATCGGCGGGCGTTATCAAGGAAGGCATGCAGCACAAGGCTTTTTGGTTTCCTTGGTTGCTTGCCGCCCTACCCCTCGCGCTTTGGTTTGCATGGGGCGTGATGGATTCAACGCTTAACGGCGCTTTGCCTGACGTTGCCGCGTTACCGCCGCAGCTCAAGGAATATGCCGATATTGTTTGGTCTAATATATTTTACGTTGGCGGCGGTGTTGCCGGTGCCGGTATTATCGCAAATGCTATACGGGGCAGGAAATGACGCCACAAGAAATAATGACCGCGGTTTTGTTTTTGCTTGCCGTAATCGGCGCCGTTGCCGCTTTCTGGTGGCGCGTCGAGGGCAAGGTTAAGGGCGCCGACGATAAGGCCGAGCGGGCTTTAACCGACCTGGCTACGCATAGGCTACACGTTGCCGAGACTTACCTCACGAAAGCCGGAATGCGCGAGGTTAAGGATGAAATCATGGGCGCAATCCATGACGTAAAAGGTTCAATCGAGCACTTAGGCGGCCGCATTGACGGCATGTATGCGCATAACGCGCAAAGGCCAGTCCGCAAGGCCACTTGACATTAGGTGCTATTGGTGCTAACAAGCGCAAAACGAAACGCCGCTTAAGCGGGATCCTTCTGATTCAACCCGTCACCCTAACCGGTGGCGGGTCTTTTTTTGTGCCTAAATTCCCGTATAGGGCGGCAAGCCGGACAATAGAGCTGCGCATGCAAGGGCGGTGCGCGTGTCCGTCCCCTTTCGCTTCATGTTTACAATCGTATCATTGGTGACGCCAAGCGCCTTGGCCGCGTCATTGTCAAAACGGATAAGGCCAGCCGTTTTCATTGCGGCTAGCCATTGGGTGAATTGGGTGGCGGTCATGTTAATATACAGCGCCAAGGCGAATTGCCTCAACCATGCTTTTTGCATTCATCCATGTGTTGCCGTAAAATTCTGGATGATGACAAAACCACTCATTTGCCGCGCCGCCGCTTTCACGCCCACCCATGACGCGGAAACTCCGCTCGCCGCCGTCATAAGAAACTTCAAAATGTCCGTTTGACAGTTTTGTGATTTCCATATCGCTAACGTTAAAGAACTGTGTGCGGCCATTTATTTTGACGAGTGCCATGTCCGTATCTCCCTTGTTGATGCCCCAACTATATCCGATATTTTCGGACTGTCAACAGGATAATTCAGATATTTCGGATAATTTATTCGGATATTTTGTGGTCGCGCTATCGGCTTAGCCGCTTTAGCACTTTTAGCTTGACAAACGATTTTAAATAGTGCTATGGATGAAGACGGCGCAAAAGTGCGTCTATTGGAAAGGACAATCAATGCGCCTTAAACCCCTTTCACTCGCACTAGCCGCCCTATTGGCAGGCTGCGCAACCCCGCAAACAACCGCACCGCATCTAACAAGCCTCGTGCGCGTCAACGTAGGCGACGGCCACGGCAGCGGCGTTTACATCGGCAATGACATTGTAATTACCGCTGCGCATGTCGTCAAAGGCGCGACAACCGTAAACCTGTTATCGGAATCGCGGCACGTTCAATCGGGCGCGGTCTTATGGGCTAGCGCAGAATATGACATTGCGGCAATTCGCATTTCAAACGGCGGGCAATATCGCGCGGCGCCTATTGTCTGCAGTGTACCGCAAGTCGGCGAATCCATTACTGCCGCCGGTTCGCCGCTTGACGAGGATTTCCTTTACATTCCAGGCACGGTTGCCGGAACGGAGCGCAAGACCGGCCCTTGGGCTAGCGTAGTGCCCGCCGCGTTGCCGATTACCAGCGGAAATTCAGGCGGGCCGGTTTTTGACGATTACGACAATCTAGTCGGTATTGTAGTCGGCGGCATGACAAGCATGTTAGCGCGCACTGGCAATCCTACAACGCTAGCCGATTTCGATCGTTCGCAAACTGGTATCAGTTACGTTGTGCCGGCTAGCACGGTTTGCCGGCTGCTTGGTCGCGGGGTGGCGTGATGCTTGAAACAATGTTTATGATTATGGCTTTTGTAGCTATGACGTGCGGCACAATCCTTACAGTGCTGCTTACCTATGTAATGGCTAGGAGTATGCTTGAGGTTTTGCGCAATGACCAATAACCCCCTAGCCTATCGCTTTATAATTTTCAACGCATGCGCCGCCGCCGGTATCGTATGGGCTACAAAGTTGGGCTACGTTGAACAGGTTTTCAACGGCGACATTAGCGGCATCAGCTACGGTATTACCGCGCTGTTTATCGTCGGGCTAATCAGTTCGGCCCGCTTTGTTTATCGCTTGCCGGAACATGCCGCGCAATCCGATCATATTGGCGCAATTGCCGAATGGTTGGTGACGCTAGGGCTAATCGGTAACGTTGTCGGCTTTGTGCTGGCGTTGCACGGCCTTGACGCTAATTCGCTCGCCAACGGCGCGCAGAAAGTCGCGGCGCAACTGCTAGCCGGTATGGGGGTGGCGTTCTACTCAACGCTTGCCGGTGCGGTGCTTGCGCTTTGGACTAGCGTTAACAAGCGCATGATTGATACGGCTTTGGCGGTGCGCGATGAATAATACCCTATTCCGCGACCTCTTGCTCAATATGTTGCTCGGCCTAACCGCAGTCTGCCTCGCGCTAATGATGGTGCCCGCCAACCCTAGCGTTGATAGCGGCAAGCAGCCCGGTAACATGATTGTTTCAATCGCATGGCCGGACGGCGGTTTTGAGGACGTTGACTTGTGGGTGCAGGCGCCAGGCGAGGCAGTTGCGGTAGGCTACAGTAATCGCGCTGGGCAGGTATTCAATCTGTTGCGCGACGATCTAGGCGCGGCGGGCGATACCATGCCGCTGAATTACGAAAACGCATATTCGCGCGGATTACCGGCCGGTCAATATACGGTGAACCTGCATTACTATCGCGGCACAAAGCCTATCGACGTTGACGTTGAGATTAGATACGGCGTGGTCGGCGCGGTAACAAAACTGTATTTCCGCGAGACGGTAACGCTTAACGCGCAAGGCCAGGAGCGGACGGTTATCAGCTTTACGCTAGACGAAAACGGGCAGGTAACGGCAACAAACCGCGTGTTTAAGGCATTGCGGACGGTGGTTGGAAAGGGATGATTATGACCGAGGCGCAGCAATACGCGGCACTAGCCGCACAAGCGACAAGCCTAGCAATGTGGGCGGTCGGCGGGTTTATCTTGGTAACGGTGCTTTGTTGGTACGGCTTGCGGAGGTTGGGTGATTGACCGCATGCATTATCCTCGGCGCATTTCTAGTCATTCTTGGAATTATGATTCCTGTGGTTTGGCTGGCTAACGCGATAATTGAAAAGGTGGTGACGTGATGAACTTTCTAAAGAATATTGCGCTCGGCTTGGCATTGATTGCTTTCTGCCTCGTATTCGGCGCGGGCGTCGGCACGATTGGCTATCATGTTTGGGCATGGTTTGCATCATGACCGCAACCCTAACCGCATGGCTTTTAGTATCCGTCGCAATAGGCGGATTGATGGCGCTAGTACCGGCACGCACAATTGCCGCGCTGGCATTTTGCGCATTGCTACCGGCAACATATTACGCCACGCAAATCCCGCTAGGCGCGCCGGACCACGATACCCCTACAGCGGGCCGCTATGCCGTGCTAGGCGCGCGTATTGATGTTGGCGTGGCAATCTATGCGCTTCTTGATAACGGCAAGGGCGAGCCGCGCCTGTATCGCCTGCCCTATACGGAATCGGACGCAAAAGATTTGCAGGAATCAATGGATATGCAATTCGGCGGGCAAGGCGGCGGAATACAGGCCGAAATAGGCGCGTCGGGCGATGCGGCTTTTCATGCCGCGCCTGTTACGGGCGAGCAGGATAAGGTACCGGAAACGGCGATTATGGGAGAATGATGATGGCTAAGTTTAAGGTGGGTGATCGGGTTAGGTGTTTGCGTGAATCACATATGGGAACAATGCACGCGGGGGAATCTGGCAAGGAATACACGGTTTATAGGGCGAGCGGCTCGTCGATATGGCTTGAGGGATTTCTAGGCGATCCGGGCAGTGATCCAAGCCGTTTTGAACTCGTAACGCCAGCGACCGCCTCCCCAATCCGCACGGTAACAAAGCGCGAGATTGTTGATGGAAATTCTGGAATATTTTCAATCACAGCAAATAGGCTTCAAGGCGATTGCATTGGCGTTACCTCTGACGGTTGGCTGCGTGCCACCGAACTCCGCGCCGCCGCAACGCTATTCAATGAACTTGCCGACGTGCTGGACGAGAATACGCCGGCAGAATTGAGGGCTGGATGATGCGCTATACACTAAGCAACCCGCCAAAGGCCGGCGCACGCGTGATGCTTGATTATAGTGGCGGTGAAGGGCCGTTTACCGTGAAGTCATTTAAAGGCGAATTCGTCCGTTTTTCAGATCGGCACGACGTGTGGCAACTTTACGAAACCGAAGAATGGAGCGGTTGCCGCGACGCTACCGCAACAGAATTGGAATCCGCATGACACCACCAATCAGCGACGAAACCCTAACCGAAACCGTACTAGCGCGGGCAGCGTGCAACAATAACGCCGAAACCGCTAGCGTGTTGGGTATCAGCGAGCGCACGGTTAGGCGCCACCTTGTTACGGCGGCCGAGCGTGGGTTATCGGGCACGCGGCCGGTCATGCCGGGATATGCGATTAAATCCGTTTCGTCTAAGGATGGCGACGCTTGGATTAAGCAAGTCAAGGAACACGGCGACGAGTTTGTTATTCCGGCGGGCCATAGCGTCAAAGGCGTTTCGGCGCTTGTAGACGCGGACGGGCGCGAGATTCAGAAATGGGTTAAGACCAATATAGACGCCGCAGCAACGCGCCTAGCCCTTGATGCGGTAGTTGCCGCGCTTAAGGAGGATTTACCGCGCCTAGCGCCCGCTGTGGCGCCGGAAAACGTGCTTGCCGATTTGCTTAATCAATACACGGTAACGGATAGCCATTTCGGAATGCTTTCATGGCGCGAGGAAACCGGATCCGATTACGACGTGCGCATTGCCGAGCAGCTTTTGCTTGATTGGTTTTCGGCGGCAATCAAGAATTCGCCGGACGCTCATACGGCAATCCTGGCGCAGCTTGGCGACTTGATGCACCATGACGCGCTTGAAAGCGTAACGCCGGCGCACAAGCATGTTCTGGACGCGGATTCGCGCCTGCAGAAAGTCATTCGCGTTGTTATCCGCACCATTCGCCGGATTATCGGAATGCTGCTTGAAAAGCACAAGCACGTGCATATCGTAATGGCGAGCGGAAACCACGATCCGGCAAGCAGCGCGTGGCTGCGTGAAATGCTGGCGTCTATGTACGAGGACGAACCGCGCATTACCGTTGATAATTCGCCGTCGCTTTATTACGCATACGAATGGGGCGACGCGGCGCTGTTCTACCATCACGGCCACAAGCGCGGAATCAATAACGTTGACGCGACGCTGGCCGGAATGTTTCGGGAATTGTTTGGCCGGTCAAAACACGCCTATGCGCATATCGGCCATTTGCACAGCGACGAGGGGCGCAAGTCCGCGCTGATGTATATCGAGCGGCACGAAACGCTCGCCGCGCCTGACGCCTATGCCGCGGGCGGCGGTTGGCTATCGGGCAGGTCGGCTAAGGTTATCACGTATTCAAAAACAGGCGGCGAGGTTTTCCGGTCAACGTTGCGGCCCGAAATGATTATGGCGGCGAATGACAATGTTTATGTGAAAAGGAACGCCGCGTGACACCACTAGAAACGCTAAAGGCGGAACTTTCACACCGCGACGAATTGATTAAAACCGCGCCGATGCGGTTTCAGGAAATCAAGCCGCAGGATTGCCTATCCGCGCTTGTGGATTACGAAAAATGCAAATGGCTGCCGGCAAGCATTTATAGCGAACGTGCCGACGCCATACGCGCTTTTCTTGTGGTCACGGGTTACGCAACCGATAGGCATAACAAGGTAACGCTTACAAACAAAGGGCTTGCCCTTATCGGGCGCGAGGTGGCCGCGTGATGGATATGGCCTGGATGAGTAACGACGAATTGCTTGATTATGAAAAAGACATGCGGACTAAATCCCATGACGCGCCCAAAAGCCTAAGCGGTTCGGAAAGCAATGCGTGGGCAAGGTTTGCCTCGGCTTGGGGATATTGCGTTGACGAGATTACGATTCGCGGTTTGGAGTTTAAGCCATGACCTCATTCCTAAACCGTTCATTCTGCACCGCCTACGGCAAGTATTGCGGAAACAATACCTGTTATCGCGCCATGACCAAGGAGCGCCACGCAGCGGCCGCCAAATGGGCCGGCGATCTTGATTACATTCCGATTATGTATGCCGATTTCGGCGACGGCTGCAATGATATAAAGGGGATTGAAATTGGGTAAATACCTTTTAACGAAACTTTCAATCCCTGATTGGGAGGCTACATTTGACACTAAGGTTGAGGCGGCAGTTGAATTGAATAAATGGGTGTGCGCCGCTTGCCATAAGGCAAACGATACATTTAACCTCCCTGAATTGCCGGATGACTGCCAAGACATTGACGCGCTGCTAGAGACTGCGTGCGGTTGTGAATTCGCTTTTGAGGAGATTACCCATGCTTAACGCAAACACAGACTGCCGCACCATTATCGGCGACGATTCCAGCATCTACACAGGCTTTGAATATTATATGAAGGGCGACCACCCGACTGCGCCCGCAAACGATAACGGCGAGCGTAAAGGCGGGTGGATTCAAACCTATACCGGCAAGCAATTCTGGCCGATTGATCCGCGCGCCGAGGACGTTTGCATTGAGGATATTGCGCATAGCCTTTCAATGATGTGCCGATATGCGGGGCACTGCGAGCGGTTCTATAGCGTGGCGGAACATTCGGTATTGCTGTCAAGCTACGTTGCGGACGAATTCAAACTTGCCGCGCTTTTACACGACGCTAGCGAGGCGTATTTGGTTGACGTGCCGCGCCCCGTTAAGCCGCACTTGGCCGGCTATTACGACGCAGAAAAGCGCGTGATGGACGCGGTATGCGATAAGTTTGGCCTGCCTAAAGAATTCGCGCAGGAAATCCACGATGCGGATAGGGCAATCCTGACTGACGAAATGCAGCAAAACATGAAGCCGGCGCCGGTTGTTTGGGATACGGCCGCCGAGCCACTAGGCGTCACGCTTAAATTCTGGTCGCCAGGCGTTGCGGAAATTCATTTTATGGATGCGTTTAGGAGGCTTACGAAATGAAAATTAGCGATGAGGAAGTGCGTGTCGCACTTATTATTTTCGACGGTTTTGACGGCAGTCGAGAAGACAATATGAAGGATGCCATAGCCGCCGCGCTTAAAGTTCGCAAGCGGCTTAAGAAAGAACGCAAGGCAAAGGCAGCGGAGTACGAAGGTGAAAGATACGGGGCGTGCGTATGACCGCAAAAGCAACCGACTATATACCGCGCGTTATCCTTGAACCGGAGCCGCGCGCAACATGGTCCGGCCTGCTTAATGCGGATGGCGTCAAGTTGTATCGGATCGAGGAAAAGAAGCCAATCGGCTTTGTTTGGAGGGGTGAGTGAACCAATTTTACGTCACACAAAAAGTCGTTTGCATCAATGACAAAGTGCCTATCGAGGGCGGCGTTACCGTAAAGGACGCGCAGATAACGGAAGGCCAAACCTATACGCTTAGGTGGGTCGGTATGGCTAACCATTACGTGTTCGGCGATTACCTCGGCGTGCGCCTGGAGGGCGTCATAACCGAATTTGGCAAGCCGTGGGGCGTTGACGACTGCCCGTATGCGGCTAGCCGGTTTAGGCCGCTTGTCAATGATCCGATTGCCGTGTTTCGCGCGATTTTGGCGGATCCGAATAAGAAGATTGATGAAACTAACGAGCCGCGCAAGCCTGTGCGGGTTAAGGAGGTGGTGGAGTGAACACAGCAAAAAACTGGACGCCTTGGGGCAACGTTGCGCCATCCACCAACCCGCAAGCCTCGCCATTCCCGCCACAAGCCGCCAACGACAACCTACCGCGCCTAATCGCGCTTACGGGCCTCGCCGGCAGCGGCAAGTCAACTGCGGCTGATTATCTAATAGCAAGCCACGGTTATGTGCGTGTGCGCTTTGCTGGCCCGCTTAAGGCTATGATTGCCGCGATTGGCCTGGACGAGCGGCATATTGAGGGCGCGCTAAAGGAAACGCCTATTGAGGAGCTTTGCGACAATACCCCGCGTTACGCTATGCAAACCCTCGGCACTGAATGGGGCCGCAAATGCATGGGCGAGGACTTTTGGGTAAACCTATGGCGCGATAATGCTAGCCGCCATACGCGCGTTGTCGTTGACGATTGCCGGTTCCCGAACGAGGCGCGCGCCGTCAAGGCTATGGGCGGCGTGATTTGGGAGATTACGGGGCGCGGCGGTATTGCCGGCGGGCATGAATCCGAAAGGGGGATTGGGATGGCGGCGGATGCTGTTATCGTCAACAGCGAGGGAATTGGCGATCTTCCTGGCGCTATTGAGGAGGTTCTAAAATCATAACAACCAAAAAAGCCCCGACAAACCATCGGGGCTTTTATACATTAAGCGGTATATTATTTGGATTTTATATATTAATGCATATCATGCAACCAACTTTTCGACCGCCTTAGCGCCCTTGTGCGCAGCGTTGCCGATCTCCGTTTCGGATAGATCCGCCGCCTTTTTCATGCTGGTATTCCGCGGCCAAGCGGTCGGCGTATTAAATGCCTCCCAACGGTCGCCCTCAAACAATCCTGGCCAAATCTTATCAAGTTCCGCCTTTGCCGTTTTCAATACGGAAAGCAGCGTGATTGCCTTTTCGGCATTGGCTAGCTTAGCCAGCTTTTCGGCTGCGATTTCCTCAACGCGGATTGCCTCGTCAAGCGCGGCACGCTGCGCGCGTAGTTCCTCTAGTGTTGGCATGTTAGCCTCCTTATTGATAGGGCGGCTATAATGCTAACGGCGCGGCTTGTAAATAGGTAAAGAAAAACCCACCGAAGCGGGTTAGGCGAGCGGGGCTCATCGTATCATATTGGCAATGGCTGAAATTACATTCCCACCTATAAAGTGGCACCACGTAAAATTTCCGATGTAGCTACGAGGCAATGTCACCTCGCCACATGCGATAAAAACCGATGGATTCGGACCAAATATGCAAATGGTTGTGTCCGTGTTTTTCTGTACGGCATCAGTCACGTAGTCAATCAAAGTTTTCCCATTTATGGCGATAATGTTGCTGTACGTATAAATCGCAGATGCGCTATCCTTGACATTCACGCTAGCCGACACCGCAATTATAAGGGCCGCGGCGTCTCTTGCTGTAGCGAATGACTTGCCGCGGCCGCGCATTGCTTGCGATCTAATCCCGGCCTCGACCAGATTCCTATCATGCAATATCACCGTTTTAACCGGAATCCCTGTTAATTCTGATATAGCAGAAACCAATTCTCTATGTGTAATCATCAAGCCACCAACGCCGGCTGGTAATCATTCGCGGGCTTGTAAACCCGCGCGTTAGGCTGCTTAGAATGATACTCGCAGAACTTGCCGTTAACCGCGGCGGCCTTGCATTGGCTGAAACGGCGATCCTGGCTCATGGCGCCATAAGAAAAGCGATAGCCTAGCAAGGTGCTTACGCGGGCTTGGCATCTCATGGCTTAGCCTTCATTGTGATTTTGCCGATGCGGCAGCGACGGTGCGATGTGTTGTGCGAATAGACTGCGCAAAAACGCGCCGCAATTATTGCAAGGTCGTAATGCGTCTCATACACCATCACGCCTCACCCCGCGCAAGTTTAAGGGCGGCTATGGCTATTTTTCGCCATTCATGGCTTGTCCCGTGAATTATCGCGTTTTCTAGAACGCACATTAAGCCCGCATGCGCGTTAACGGCGCGGACGATTAGGGCTTGGTCGTCGGGTACTACGGCTTGAGGATAAAACCGCCGATTGTCAGCGACAACCTCGCCCTCGGAATCGAGTATCTGGCTTGGGCTGTAGTATTCCGGCATTTCGTCGGTTGGGTCGCCGTGTTTCGCTTTCCGCCAAGGCAAAGGGCTATGCGTCATTTTGGTTTTCCTCCATAAACGATCATATTTCGATTGGCATCTTTGTTAATGCTCAAAAACATTATGATTTTTGTCATTGTCGCTTTACCTAATCCGTACTGCTTGCCCCCTAGAATGGCTGGCGCACAATCTTGAATCTCGCCGAGCGTAATGTCGTCTTGAAATCTTTGAGTGCCCCGTTTGTATAGAAAATGCTTGACGGCAAAAAGCGCAGTCTTAGACATTATCAACGCCGCGCCAGCATTGCTTTGGTGATTCATCCCCGCGTTGCGCCTTTCCGCGTTAATAACTTGCCGGACTCTTTCTGGCGATATTCCGTGCGTATTGGCAATGGCGCTTAATGTTGCACCGCCGGCTCTGGCCTCTAGAATTGATGCGTCTCGGCTTTTCATTTTTCAATACCACTCAATATTTGCTAAAACCACCATTAGCACCTTTAGCCCATTACCGTCAAGCCTTATTTCGTTCCACCCACAAAGCCGATTTCAGGTAAGGCCGCGGCACGCCCTTTGCATCCGGCAAATCAAGGCGCACCAATTCTCCCTCGTCTTTCCAGATTTTCAATAGCTGCTTAGCGCGCGCCTTGGCCGCCGGATCGTCAGCGTCTAGCCCCATCACGCGGCAAATCGCATAGCCCGCCCAATCGCCGGCTTGCACGTTCTCGCGGAATGCGCCGGCGTCCAAAACATTGCGCACGTTCGCTAGTGTATCGTCAGGCAGTGCCTCCATGATTTCCTCAGCGCCAGGCCACTTCCATTCCGTAACAACGCCAACATGGTCCTGCGGCGCCATAATCCCGCGCCCGTTGCCTAGCCCGACGCCCTCTAGCTTGCGCCATTCGCTATCGCCCACGTTCGGCGACATATTGGCCTTGCCGCGCGTTACGCTAAAATGGCTATTAATGTTTTCAACCACGCCGGCCTTGGCCGCCTGTTCCGGCGTCATGCGATTAAGCACGCGCACCGACCGTGCCGCCCCTAGCAACGCGCTTGCACCGCGGGAATCGTCAACCGTGATTTCGCGCCCCTCAACCTTTTTGACATGGTGCACCAAATCAATCGCAATGTTGGTAACGTCCGCAATGTAAGCCCATGTTTTAACAACCTTGTCGATTGCCATATTGTCGTTTTCGGAAACCTCGTGCGTCGAAACAAACGGGTCGATTGTCATAACGTCAATTTCGTATTTCCGAATCTGCTCAATAACCGCGTCAACAATCGGCTTTTGGATTACAACGCCCTTTTTATTATCAACGGCAATCACCAGCGCCTGCTCGCGCCCTACGTCCAGGAATAGGCGCTCCTCTAGGTCTTTCGGCTTGATGTTGAAATTCATCGCGGCAGCCATAACGCGGCGGTCCATTTCATCGCGAGGATCCTCCGCATTGAATAGCCAAACACGCAAGGGGCAAGCGGGCTTTATGCCGAGCAGCGGCTTGGCCGTAACCATAGCCATTGCCTCCGTAATTCCTAGCGCGGTTTTACCTATGCCGCCAGGCGATACCGTTGCCGAAACGTATTTGCGAATAAGGTGCGTGCCGTATAGGAATTCGCGCCGCGGCAAATCGCGCGGGTCTTTCCATAGGAACGGCGTGGCGTGGAATGCGGTTGGCGTAGGAGCGGCAACCTCAATAATCGGCGCTTCCGCCTCTGCGGGCTTCTTTTTCAACAGCCCGCTAATATCAACCAGCCGCGTATTATCAACCGCCTGCGTCGCCTCCGGAATTTGCCGCGGGAATTTCTCGCCGCCGTCAAGCCCGCTTTTAATCGTGCCCTTTGACTTGGCGAAATTCTCCCATTGCCCCGCGATGGCATACAATTCGCCCTCCGCCGCATGCCGTGTAATTGCGCCCGCCGATACAAACTGGCCTAGCGCAAACGCCGCGTCGTTTAGCCGGTTATTGCGCCCGCCTTGCGGCCAGTTCGCCAAATCGCGCAACTCCATATCAATCGCCGCGTTGACGTAATTGTCATTCGATACCGTGCCGCCTGTATAATGCGTCGGCGCGTGCTTTGCCGGCAGCACCAAATCAAGCAGCCATTGCGGGGCGTCGGCAATCTCACCGCGTGGCTCAATCCATTCGTATTTGCGGCCGTCGCCGGTAACGCTGCCCGCTCCGATTACATATCCACCTTCCGCACGCAAATCAACGCCGAGACCTAACGCCCCGCGATTCCGCACGCCCTCGACATGCTTGAAATAATAATGCGCCCCACCCCGCGGCGTTGATACACGCGCGGTTTCCGGCAGCTTGCCGTGCATGTTTTCATAACCGGCAAGCGTTTCAAACCCGTCAATTACCGTGCCGTCCTCTAGCGTCTTGCGGTCAATATCCAAGACAAACACGCCGGTTTCACGCCCCGTAGGCAATCCGATCATTGCGCCTGGCGAGCGGCGCCAGAATTCCTTGACCAGCCGCGGCAATCGCGTTGCACCGCGCAGGCCGTTAGGTGTTAGCGGTGATTTCGCGCAATAGATTTCGCCGGTTTCCGGATCCGCCTCGTCGGATTCGCGGCAATGGAAAACCGGCCAATTGTCTTTTTCAATGTAGGCTAGGGCCGTGTCTAATGTGCTCAAAACGGTGCCTCGCTCGCTATCAATTTCCGCAACCTATTCCCGTAACCAATCACCGCGGCCTTAACCAACATGCGCCGCTCTAGATCGTCATACGTACCCAAATCAACATTGCCGCCAATTGTATCAATGTAATCGCCGACCGCCTCAACGCCGCCGTCCAACGCCTTTAATTCATATGCGTCAAAGCGTTTAATATCCTTGATGCGTTCAACCAAAAGCGCGCATTCAACGCAAAGCCAATCGGTGCTGTTGCGATTGGAAATGCCGATTCCGGTTGCGCGGCGTTGGCAGATTTTGCAGGTGGTTGGGGTGTGGTGGGTCATGAATTATCCTTTGCCGGTAATGCGAAAGCCGAAACCGCCCTTGCCTGCCATAATTCCTCTATCCGACGTAGAACTTGCTTGCGTGTCCATTATACTTACCCCCCCCCCCCATTACGCTTGTCCTGATCGGCGAAGTGGCCGTATATCTGTCTGCCCCCCGCGACATTATCATTGGCGCCACCAAACAGCGGCCCGTGATCTGCTGTTTGCTTAATTGCCCGCGCCTTACGCGCCATCGGTCCCTTGTCCGCAAGTTTCAAACGTTCGGCAATATCAGCCTGATATTCGGACTCGCGTTCAATTAGTACCGCCGAAAATCCCTCGCGCCATGCCGCCTCGCCCGTGCTTCCCGATCCAGCAAATGGGTCTAGGATTATGCCATTAGGTGGCGTAATCAGGCGGCAAAGCCATTGCATTAAATCAACCGGCTTTACGGTCGGGTGCTTGCTGCCAATGCGGTCTAGTTTGTCGGCCTTTGCCGTGTAAAAGAAACGTGCGGCGGAGCCGGAGTCGTCAAAACCATAAATTCCGGTATGAGGCGGCAAGCCTGCACCGTCGCCATAAACGTCGACTGGATTGCTTGTGACTTCAGCGCGCGTTGACTTACTATCCGGAAAGCCCGCAAGCACCTCGTCGCTGCCGTCGTGGCAAATGTTGGCGGGCCATCGGGCCTGCGCTGGCTTATCAAAGTCCGTTGTTCCTGTGAATGATCCAACGGTCGTTCCGGAGCCGCGATGTAGGCCACCCGCTTGCTGCTCTATGGATAACCCCACCCGACACCCATCAACATTAAGCGCGCCAGTGCCCCATTCCATAACGTTAGCCGCAACCGTGCCAATTAAAGGCTTGCGCGCTAGGCAGATCGGCTCGGTTGCTGGTTTTAAAGCAGTTCCAAGACCCTCGGTGATAATCGGTTTGCCACACCCTCCACAAATCGGCCAACCTCCCCACGTTTGTGATCCGCGTTTGTCGGCCACAGTTCCAGATTGGTCGGTTCGTTGTTCGATGGCGTCCTGTCTATGTGATTCACCACCTCCGTGCGGGTCAGAAGAAATCCGCACATCTTGGCCATCACCAGACGATGCTCCATTATGTAACCGTCCTTGCGAGCCATCGGCTTCGCCCATTCCGGCGCACGAATATACCGAACCCCCTTGTAATTTCCGTGCGGACGCTTCAGCGTCACGCCGCCCTTCCATGCGGGGTTCTTCTCTAGTGCCATCCCCTTGCGTGGATTCTTCTTCCCCTTGCCGTTCGCCGCAAATGGCTTCAGCCGTTCCGCAAACGACTTGCTCCTGCAAGACTCGCTGC